AAGCCAACGAGTTTCTTTCTGACGGATCCCGGAGGATCCAACTCGTCTACTTCTACCACCTCGCGTTCCGGCTGGGGAGGGGAGATTGAGGCGATCTGAGCGATTTCCTCAAACGTTCCCGGGGTAGCGCCTTCGCGATAAAACTTGGTCTTCAAACCTGTGATTTCAGCCATTTTTTTAAACCTCCTTATAGGTAATTGTAATGTCAACATGGTGGTAAATCTCATCAATCCCGTCTTGCGCAATTTGACGGTCATTGTCCACGCTTGCCAGGATCACGTCCAGGCCGTTACCCATCGTGCCGGTGAAGCCCTCAACCGCCGCAATGACCGCATTGGCCGCTTTTTCTGCATCCTTCTGCGTCTCTGCCATAGCGGTCACTTGGATGCGGGTCTTTTTGTATGCCACGCCTCCTAAGTCTCGCTGAGGCACCCGCGATATCGGAGGCTGGATCAAAATCAGGGGCTTTGTCGCCCCTGCCGGAACTCGCCCCTGATAAATCCTGTCACCTACCGCTGCTTTGACTCCCGGATCCGCCAAGAGGTGGGCATATAGTGCTCTTCTAGGCTCGGTCATAGGCCCAACCTCCTCTTCAGCTCGGCTGCAAATGCATCGTATGCCTCGTCGGTTTTAGCGTCGAATGCAGGCCTCATAAATGGATGAGGAGGGACGTCGCCGACCTTTTTCCCGGCCACCACGATCGCGTGGCCGTCCTCGACGAGTCGCCCATACCAGCCTTCCTTGCCAGGGCCGATGTGAACATCCACTCGGCTCTTGGTCTGCTTCTTGACCTCTTTTTGGATGTCGCCCGCAAGCGTCCCGGTTTTGCGAGGTGCCAGCGTCGCGGCTTCAGCGCGGATGACTTCAGCCCCGGCAAGAGCGCACTCTCGCATGTGTGTACGAGCGACTTCTTCAGCCATCATCTGCAACTTACGGGCAATCTTATCTCCGCCTTCGACCTTCATCCGCACCCTCATGACTGCCTCACCGCCCGCAGCTTGATCCACATGCCGTCATCCTTGAGGTGGTCGATCTGCTTGATGTCGTAGATATCGCCTGCATAGACCAGCCTGTGAGTGTCTGTTTTCAGCTCGTCGAGAAATGCCACATAGCGAATGCCGAACTCAATGGTCTGCTCCTGGCCGACAGCCAGGGCTGCATAGTAATCCCGCCCCCAGAGACTGCTTCTCTCAGCCCAGACGGTCTTCCAGTTGACCCAAGAGGTTGTGATGTCGCCGCCTGCGTCTTTCGTTGTCTCTTTCCGCTGGATAATGATCTTGCGCCTGCGGACTCTGCCGAGGTCGCGCATGACTTCAGCCTTAGACTTCATCGGGCACCACCTCTGGCATGGCCTTGATTCCCTCTTGTAGCTGCAGGCGCAGAAGCTCCCTGGCAAAATTCTCTTCAAAATACTCTGATGCGTTGTTGTAAACATAACGGCAGTAGTCCAGGAGTAGGGTCTTGGGCGGGCCGTCAGCCTCAAAGTCCAGCTCTGCGCCCGTCAGATCATTGAGATACGCCTGCCCGCGATTGATGATCCCCTGGATATGAGCATCCTCGTCATTCCAGGTGATTTTTAGATAGTCTTTAACCGCCTGCAGCACGCGCATCACCTGCCTTTCAAAACAACGTAAGCCCCACCGTGTAGATGGGGCTTACGCATGGGTTATCCGTCTCAGCTCTTGGTCACTGTGACCGTGTAGGTCTCGGTCTCAGTACCGTTGGTTACCGTGATTTCGACCGTGTTCGCGCCGGCTTCCCAAGTAGCCGCAGTCCCGTTGGTATGAGCCACACCATTCACCTCGATGGCGATAGTCGCCTCACCATCTTTCGCAACCGCCGTGATTGTATTGGTTGCATCAGTGGTGGCCGCCGTGTAGACATACACGCTCTTGTTGAACGGCGGCACCAAGGTCAAAGCGCCGATCTTCAGGCTCGCCAGACGCGCGTCAGCAAAGCCCGTGACCTCAATCGGCTGACCGTCAATGGTCACGGGACCCGCCACGTTGAGCGGATCGTTGGTGACAAACACGTTCACGGGCACGGGCACAAGGTTCGTGATGTCCAGCCTGCGGAATGAACGGCTATCGAGTGGCATACCATTTCCGTAGAGCTTGGTCAGGTATACCCTCTCGTCCTCAAGGAAGCGATACTCGTCGGAGTATTCGATCTTCCCGCCCTTAGAGGTCCCAAGGCCCATGAAATAGCGTTTCGGCAGCCCGATGATCGCCTCGTTGACGGGCTGATACACGGACTGGATCACGCGAGTCGGGAATGGGAAAATGTCGTAGGCGTATGTGCCATCTGGACGCCTGAACGATGTCGCGGGCATGATCTTTGTGAAATAGTCAAGTGGGTTGACTATAAAGATCACTTCCGAAATCTTCCGATTCAGGCCGTTTGGCGACACCGACAGCTCAGCAAGTAACGCCCCATAGGTCGCTGGCGAAATCTCGTTGAACGGGATACTAGCTATCAGGCCGTAGCCCGTAACGGGATTAAGCGGCGAATTAGGATCGCGCCGCATACCAGTGGGCTCGTCCAGGCCGGAGCCGTCGATAATCCCACTCTCGAGTCCATTGGCAATTGCCTCGGATAGGATAGCCCGCACATAGCGGTCGAGCCATGCCGGGCCAAGATCCAGCATCGCCTTGCAAATCGGCAGAAACGCCGACAGCTTCTTCTGCGTCAGGTCGAGCTTCCTGAAGCCCCCGGTCAGCTCCTTGATGATCTCGCTACAGAGCTGATCCCAGGTGGCCAGGTGCCTGCCGTCCTGTGTGTTGACAAGGATTTCCACCAGCGCGCCGGTCGGCATGAAGTTGACCGCATCAAGTAGCGGATGCTCTTCTGTGAGATCCTCGAAGATGGCGTCGATGACTGTCACCGGCAGAATTACGTTGAAGTCGGCCAGTGCCTGTTTCGGGTTGCCAGACTTCAAGGCATTGATTAGCCCCTGGTAGTATTTGTTCTCCTCGCTGGTGAGCGCCCTTACGCCACGACCGCTAAGGATCTGGTTGTCCGCTGCAGCTACAAGGCCCTTGGCTTCGGCTAGCACGGCCTCCTGCAGTATGTCGGTGTACTCAATAAAGGCCTCAGCAAAGGCCTCCTCATTGTTGTTTTGGACAGCTTCCTTCATCTTGGCCGCAAACTCGGCCTTCTGCTGTTTAAGCAAATCAAGGTTCTTCACTTCTCTTCATCTCCTTCGCTTAGTTTTGAGGCTAACGCCTCCAGGAAATTGAAAAGACCCTTGCCGTCTGGCTCAGGGTCTCCTTGCTTCGGTTCATCCGAAGCCGGGTTATCTTGTTGCTGCTGTGCGATCCGCTGCATCAGGCGGTCCTCTAACGCTTTCAGCATATCTTCACTTAGTGCTGCCCGAGGTTCCTTGACGCCATCTCGGCGCTCCAGGATGAGCTGCACAATCTTCATCCTGGCACTCTGATTGGCCGCCTTCTTGCGGTCATTGACAACCGTCGTGCAGAAGCCCATATCCAAAGCCTCTTGAGCGGTCAGCCAAGTTTCTTTGTCCAGCATCTCCTGCAGCTGTTCCTTACTGATGTTGATGTGCTCCAGATAGGCGTTGTTTGAAGCCTCATTGATCTTCTCGAGATCATCTGCCTGTTTTCGCAGCTCATTTGCATCTCCCGCGGCCCACATCCAAGCGTTGTGAATCATGAGCATGGACGATGCAGACATGATGCGTTCATCGCCGGCCATGAACACCACGCTGGCAGCGGAGCAAGCAAAGCCGTCGCAGTAGGTCTTAACCTTGGCCTTGTGCCGTTTTAGTGCGTTGTAGATGGCCAAACCCTCGGCAACCTCGCCGCCGTAGGAGTTGATGTAGCAGTGGATCACGTCTACATCAAGCCCTTCGATTTCCTTCACCAGGTCGTAGCTGGTTACATCGGACTCGTACCACTTCCACGGCTCAGACACGATGTCGCCATAGATGAAAATGGACGCCTCGGCGCCCTTTACCTCAAGTTGCCAGTATTTTCTCATTGACTCACCCCTTTCTTCAGGTACTCTATCTATGGCTAGAATTTCAATTCTCCCCACCTCCTTGCCCACCGATGACACCCTCAATTGGCTGGTAGTTCTTGGTGACAAATCTCTGCTGGCCAATCTCGCCACCAACGGGCTCCATGCCCAAATATTTGAGACAGTCATCGATGGTGTAAGCACCGATCCGGAAGAGGATATCCAAAGCACCAGCAACGTCTTTGATGTCCACCGCACGGATGTGCGTAGTGTCCACCTTGACGTAGCTGCGCTTCTTGAAATCCCTCTTTCCGTACATCTTGCGATTAATTTCATCGCCGATCATGTCGGCCAGCGGGTTGATGCAGAACGTCAGGAAGTTCTTCATGGCCTCGTGGGTGTCAGCCACGTTCCCTTTCAGTAGCTGCGGCGGAACTTGGAAAGCTACAGCCGTGAAGTCGAAGATGTCGTTGATAAACTCTCGGATGTCCCGCCCTTCAACCGTTCCTCTAGCTGCGGGCCCGGTGGCCTCCAGCTCCTGCCACTTGGCCCCGCCTGTCAAAGGAAGAACAGCATCATCTTCGTGCTGGAAAAAGGTTTTGAACCTATTTTCCAGCAAGTCTTTAAGGTCCGCCTGGGCCTTCTCGGTCTGTGGGTAATTGGTCCCCAGCTCCAAGAACCCTCGCTTGGAGCTATTTCTGCGATAGCGCTTCTGAGCCGCAGCGATGAGCTTGCTGTAAGAGTTATAAAGGCCCTCAATGACTTGCTGTACCCTTTCGTTGTGCATCCGCAGGTGCAGCACTTCACTTTCTCGCCGCCTCAAGGGCTCCCTCAACTCTCCAAGCTGTATCTCGGTATAGAGGTTTTCAATGAATGTGCCCGGAACGACATTCCAGGAATCAGCCAAATACAGGTAATTGTCAGCCATGATGATTAGGGCCTCGTTCCTTGTGACGGTCCTGTACACCGCGTCTCGCCAGAAGTCGCTGGCGCTCTGGTTGGGATTGGGCTCGACATTGAGCAGATAGTACATGTCTTCCCGGACCTCTTGACCCTTAAGGAAGGTGCGAAACTCAGCTCGGGCCATCGTTTTAGCGATGAGGTTAGCACAGGCTTGGACGGCCAACTCTTTGTAGTAGACCTCCGTGGCGAGCCCGGCCACTACAGCACTTAGGCCCAGCTTGCCGTCCTTCTCGAATTGGTCAAAAAACCACTTCCAAAAGCTCATACCTCAATCCCTCCCTTCTAGTACGTGTAAACGCCGAGCGACAAGACGTTGAAATCTCCCGGGTCTTGGAGCTCGCTGTCTTTGGACAAAGCATGTATCAAAGCAAAGAACCCGTCTGTCTTGCGGGTTCTGGGCTCGATCTTGTGGTAAGTGGTATTCCCTTTGGGGTCAAGCACCACGCAGGTGTTGTTGACATACCAGCGCATGGTTGGGTTATCCCCAAAGACAATCGTTTCTTCAGCGAACATCGTGGTAATCAAGGGCGCTATCTTGGCGTGTGTTATGGGGCCACTAGGAATGATGCTCAAAGGTAATCCAGCCTTAGTAAACGCGTCGCGCACAACTTCGGCCCGGTATCTGTCCGCCACAATATCGATGATATGGTACTTCCGGGCCTGCTCAATGAACCAGTTAGCGATGTGCTCCGGCGTGATAATGTCGCCATGGACAATCGTGATCAACCCCTGCTGCGCCATCTCCTCTACTGGAAACTTGATTTTCCTGCTCTCCATCTTGAGCGCCAGGTGGCACACAAAGGTGTGCTCTATCCAGTAACGCCTGCCCTTATACTTGAAGAGCAAGCCGCAACTTGCGAAGTCGTTAATCTGCGCATAGTCAAAAGCTCCGATGCACGGCTGCCCCTCAAGCTCCTTCCACGGGATAGGCTGATCGGTAGCCATGATCTTCTCCCACGGGGCCACCACGGTGTAAGAGTCCACCGCCGGGCGGTTCATGCGCTTGGTCATGAACTCGCTGGCCATGCTGGGCTGGTGCTTGGCCAGTTCATACTCCTGCTCCATCTGAAACTTCAGAGTGGGGAAGTACGGCAGCGATGGATTGGCCTTAACCCACATGGCAGGGTCGTCCCGCTCTTCTTCCTCATCAATCTCATAGATGAGAGGGAGGAACCGCAGATTCGTGATCTCCCCGGACAGCACCTTATCCGATAGTTCCAGGAGTTCGTCTAGAACACCACCGCGAACGTAGCCGTTTGTGGTGATATAGAAGATTCGGGAGTGTTCTCGCTTTCCGAATCCGCTTCGGAACACGTTGATAAGGTCCCAGTTCTCATACTCATGAACCTCATCGAACACCAGGCAGGCAGAGCGGCGGCCGTCCTTAGTCTTAGAGTTGGAAGTGTTGTACTTGATGTAGCTGTTGGTCTTGAGGTTCACAATCATCTGCTTGGTCTTGTAAAAGAACTTTTTGGACTTGGCCCAGGTCAGCTCCAGCACCTCGTAGATGTCATTGAAGGAAGTCATGGCCTGTTCCTGGCTGTTGGCGATGATGTCGATGTTGTAACCCCGGATTCCGTGGTAGTGCGTAGTCAGATACCACGTCAAGCCAGAGATGAACTTGTTCTTGCCGTTGCCACGCCCCACCAAGATGAAAAACTCCGTGAATACCAGCGTACCGTCTTCATGGTAGGCGTGAACAAGGGCAATGATAAAGAGCTCCCAAGGCACCAACTTAATCTCGAAATACTTCTCGATGAGCTCGACGGCCTTTTTCGCCTTTTCCTCATCGATATACACTCCCGGTGCGTCCAGCTTTGACCTGATATAGGGCATGGCCTTCCGGAGCCGCCTAGAGGCTGGTATCTCGCCACTCTCGATAGCCTCCATGTACTCATCGATATACAGCCTACATCTCCTCGTCGTCATCCGAACCAGCCTCGAAGTTTGCAGCCCTCAATCCCAGCTCCTTCAGTAGCTCCAGCATCTGTTTGTTTACCTTGACAAGGTTTCCCACGCTGTCGTTCTTCTTGTAGCCCCACTGGTTCTGGCCGTTCTGGTACTTCGTCATTACCCCGCGCTTCTTGATGTCCTCAATCAGCGCATTTTTGGTGTCCCACAGGGCCATGTAGTCCTCGATGAGGT